TAACACTGGAACCGCACCAACATTAGCATTATCAAACGGAAACTTTGTCACTGCAACTTTGACCGGAAATGCTACATTTACATTCAGCATGACAAGTGTTCCATCTGGATCATATTCGTTCACCCTGGTACTGTCTAATGATGGTACTGCGGGTAGATCAATCACCTGGCCTGCTTCGGTCAAGTGGCCAAACGCTACCGTTCCTACCAGAACAACCACAGCAAGCAGAACGGATGTTTATACATTCTTCACCTATGATAGTGGTACGACATGGTGGGGCAACCTTTCACTCTATAATTTCTCATAATAACACTTTATTTTTTATAATTATGGATTTACAACAACTTATCAATTCTGTTGAAATAAGAGAATCCTATAAAGATTTTATAGGATTCTATCAAAATGTTTTTCCCGAAGGATTTTGCGAGCATGTAATTGAACAATATAAAATAGCAATGGAAGAAGGAATTTGTCAAACCAGACAAAACGATGAAAAAACTTTAAAAACGTTTAAAGATGGTTCATATTCTTTCTTAAGTGTAAATTCTCATGCTCAAAATATTTTTAAATACTTTAATGATTTCCAAGTTAAACATATTGTAAATGCAGGATTACAAAAGTGTTTTGATTTATATAATGATGAATATGATATTTTAAAAGATTTTGTAGTCAGGTCAACTGCGATAAAGTTGCAAAAAACTGCCCCCGGTGAGGGATATCATGTCTGGCATTTTGAACAAGCTGCTAATGATGATGCTATAAGTAGATGCTTAGTTTGGGCAGCGTATTTAAATGATGTTGAAGATGCTGGTGAAACCGAATTTCTTTATCAAAGACTAAGAGTCCCACCTAAGAAAAATACATTAATAATTTGGCCGGCAGCATTTACGCATACTCATCGAGGTAATGTAGTACATGGCAATAAATCTAAATATATAATGACAGGCTGGTTTCATTTAAGGTAAACTTACTACAAGAACAATGGCAGCAGGAAGATCAATCTATCGCGGCAACATGCAGGCTGCCGCATCAGTTACATTTAACACACCGGGAACATTTACATCTCCAGCAAGATTGCTTGCAGTTTCTGTTCAAGGACGAGGCGGTGCTGGAGCTACCGGCAATTCCGGCAATGCTGGAACAGGAGGTTCTGGTGGAGCCGGTGGAGCTGCTGGAAATCGCGGAGCTGCAGGATCTGGAAATCCAGGCAACGCAGGATCGGGCGGGGGCGGCGGAGGGGCGAGCGATCCCGGAAATCATGGTGAACCAGGAGCCGGACCAGCTGGCGGTGCCGGCGGTTACGCAAATAATGACGGTGAAGATTCAGGCGGCGCTGGTGGAGCAGGCGGCGGCGGAAATGCTGGTAGCGCAAACCCAGGTGGATCCGGTGGTAGTGGTACTGCTGGTCAACCAGGAACTGCTGGGAATCCAGGAGGCCCAGGATCCGCAGGTGCTTCAGGTCAACCATCTACGGCACTTGGCATAACATTCTCTGGCGGCGCCGGCGGAGCAGCTGGTGGAGGCAATCCAGGAAATGCTGGAGCTCAAGGGAATAGCGGAAACCCTGGTGGAACGGGCAATGCTGGATCTGCTGGTAGTGGCGGCCCTCATGGAAATGGTGGCCAGAGTGGTTGGAACCAAGAAGGAGGAAACCCAGGTGGTCAACCTGCACCCGGTTACCACGGCGGAGCAGGCGGAAGCGGCACTCACCCTGGTGGCCATGGTGGTAATGCAAACCCAGGAAATCACATTGACTATTACTCCGGCGGACACAACCACGGCGGTGGTGGTGCCGGCGGTGGATCGGGGAATGCTGGAAATGCAGGATCAGCGGGTGGCCAAGGAAACTTAGGAACTGCGGGTTCTACTGGAACTCCTGGAAACGCAGGAACTTCAAATGCTGGTCAACCAGGATCTGCAGCAACTCCATCAACATCACCTTCAAATACAACCCCACAAACAAGTTATCCAGTTTCAGTCGCACCAGGCGGCTTTGTAACAATTAGTTGGAGTTCACAATGACACCAGAAAGATTGGTTAAACAAATGATCTTTTTAGATCAACAAAATAATCTTATCATGTTTAAAAAAAATCAAAGACTTGGTTATTTTGATCTTGGTAATGTACTGCCAAGAGATGATGACGGAAATGTTCCCGATTATAGAGAATGTGCAGATACTGTATTTTTCAATGTAGAAAAATATGAAGAAAATGGTACTTTGAAGTATCTTGATGTATCTCCAAAAACAGATCAATATACGGTTATTGAATTTGATGAACAAAATATGCCAAAAAATGAACCAATACTAGGTCACACATATAATTCAACATTAAATGCTTTCATTCCTCCATGTCCAATGGACGAATTTGTTTTGAATGAGGAAACTTTTGAGTGGCAACCAGACCCATCCAAAACCTACGATCTTCATAGTGATGGAAAATTATATAGATATAATATAGAGAATTCCGCATGGATTCCTACTTGGTAAACCCCGTTTAATTTTTTTATACTCATGACAAAAAGACCGTATTTGGATGATCTAGAAGATCTCAAAAATGAAGAAGTAGTAAAAGGTTTAACTCATAAACAAAAAGTTAAACAAATACAAAACACTGCAGAAATAGCAAATCGTATTGAAAACCAAAATAGGGCAAGATCATTTACAATTGGTCCGTCAAGTGGAGGAACAATCGAAGTAATTTTAAGAGGAGATTACGCAACTCTGTTTTATATTATGCGTCCTGTTGAAGCAATTGAAATTATTGAGCAATTAGCATCTGCCGCTGGAATTGAAATTTTAAAGCGACCCAAACAAGATTTTACTGCTTGGAGATCTTGGGATTTAAATCAACCAGATCATAGTGACTGGAAAGGTGCTGCTCCTTGGCAACTCAATGAAAAACAGAGGAAGCAACTAATAAAAGCTTCTGAACCATATAACTTCCTTCCAGAATCTACAGAAAGACCAAAATTGGAAGCATCTACAAAAAGAAAGAAAAAAGTTGAAGAACCTGATGAAGAGTGATGAAAAATTTTTATGTTTTAGTTGACCCACAAAATAAAATCGTCTTAGATAAAGTTCAAGAACTTCCAGAAAATTGGAGAAACATTGCAGGTCTCCCAGGATTATCTGATGAAGAAATTCGTGATCTCAAATGGGCTGGTTGGGATAATCTCGGATGGATAAACATTCGTTCCCCCGAGATTTGCGATTATGAATCAAGTTTAGAAAACTTAGATATGAATAAATTGACGTTTAAACTTTTAATAAGTGAGAAGGTAAATCAAAAAAGAGAAAGTTTATTGGATTATAAAAATATTCAAATCCCAACAGATTTAGAAACGAGACTTGAAGTTCTTATTCTTAAAGAAAAAGCAAAGGAAGATTTGCAAAAAACTTTTGTGTTAAAACTTCGTTATAGATATTATGAATTTACATCAGAAGATATTATCAGCATTTCAAATTTAATTGAGTCTCATAATGAAATTTGCAATTTGTGGGAAAAAAAAGTATACTCTGAAATAGAATCTTGCCAATCCCTTGCAGACTTTCCTAATGTAAATTATGATTTCTAAACATTTTTCATATAATTATGATTTTGATGAAATTGTTAATAACGATCCGACAAAAAATTTTGGACCAGATTATTGGCAATTGAGACTTTGTGATAATCATCACACAAGTTGGGCAACTGATATTTTCACAGATGAAGAAATTGAAAGAATTTTAGTAATAGGAAAAAGATTAAATCCGACACCGGCTAAAACTGATACCAAAGATTGTTCTGATGTTCGGAGATCTTATGTTTCTTGGATTGGTGCAAATATACAAACTAAATGGATTTATGAAAAATTAACAGACGCTATATTAATGCATAATGAAAAATTTTGGAACTATGAATTAACCGAAATTGAAAGAATTCAATTTACTCATTATGTCAGTGAAGAAAATGGAATGTATGTATCTCACATTGATTCTATGCCTTGGGAAAAACCGACAAACAGAAAATTGAGTCTTGTAGTTCAGTTGTCAGATCCAAGTGAATATGAAGGTGGAGATTTAAAATTGCATTTGGCAAATACCCCAACTACAATTACAAAACAAAGAGGAATGACAGTATTTTTTCCTTCTCATACGTTGCACGAAGTTACACCAGTAACAAAAGGTGAAAGATATTCCCTTGTTGCTTGGGTTCATGGGCCTAATTTAAGATAAAAAAAATGTTTGAACAGCAAGGATATCAAATTGTTAAGAATTTTTTGAATGAAGATTTTTTAGAATTCATTCAACAATATTTTTATATTAAACTGAAAGGTGGTCAAGTATTACTTGGAGATCTTCAAGCACCAAATAGTTACGTTTTTAAAAATGATACTTTAATGGATACAATTCTTGCATGTTCCACAGAGTCTTTAAGTAAAATTGTCGGCAAAGATTTGCTTCCAACATATACATATACAAGACTTTATGGAAAAGGAGATGAATTGTGTATACATCGAGATAGAGCTTCTTGCGAATTCTCAGCAACGTTATCAATAGCACTACCAAAAGATTCTAAAATCAATCCAATTTATTTTTCAAAAAAAGAAGATAAGAGTGATGCTGTCGAAATTATATTAGAACCAGGAGATCTTTGTTTATATCAAGGATGTGATTTGTGGCATTGGAGGCCACCGTTTGAACAAAATTGGTATTTGCAAGCATTTCTTCATTATGTAAATGCAGATGGTCCACATAAAGATAATCTTTATGATAAAAAACCCTATCTGGGTATTCCAGATCAATAACTGTCCACATGACCCCTCAGAGACGCTCTGAGGGGTTTTATAATGGCTCCAGATAACAGGAGTCCATGCGACTGTCATTAACCGAAAAACTGGTCTTTATCGGTGCATTCGTGAACTTCTTGCACTGGGGTGTTAAACTCACTGAATCGGTTCTGAATTATGCTCTCTCTTGAAACTACTGGTTACAATTACTCCAAGCGTCGTTGTGAGCGCATTGTAGAGTGGTTTGTATCTAAACACCTCCCCAGACACAAACTGCACATTTCCATTCATCATCGCGGTTTGTATCGTGAGGGTGTCTATGGTTGGGTGTGGGCCACTGATTGTGACCATCGTCCTCGTGCATTTGAGATTGAGATGCACAACTTCATGACCCCCGAACACTATACCAAGACGCTTCTACATGAACTCTGGCATGTGTATCAGCATGTACAAGGTGCTCTAAAGGATCGTTATGGTAAGAGACATTGGAGAGGCATTGATTTCTCTGGTGTTGACTATGAAGATCAACCATGGGAACAACAAGCAGTTGAGATGGAAGAAGTGCTCTATGAAGAATATTTGGAGCACTTGACAGAAACTCATAAATCGCTGTAGAATACCTTTGTCCGGGTTGATGAGATGATATTAAAAGAGCTTAAAAATCCAGTTACAGAAAAATACTTAGAATTAAAAAAATATATTTTAAGTGATAAGTTTCCATGGTTTTATGATGTAACAAGTCCTTTAGAAGATGGAATTCCTTTTTTTTCACATACAGTTCTTGCAAGACCAGAAGAAGAATTTCCAGTACCTGAAGTTCGTTCAGAAATTTTTAACAGTTCAGTTATAGTTTTAAGAGATATTTTTAGATATAATAATATTCATGTAAACACACTTCTCAGAATAAACGTTAATTATACTTTTTATTTTAATGGAGGAACTGCTTGTCCATTGCACTACGATCATCCTTTCCAGCATAAAAATTTATTGATATATTTAACAAACTCGCATGGACCTACAGTATTGATTAATACCAAAACCAAGCAAGAGGACTATTTTCACCCTCAAGAAGATGCTATAATTACATTTGAAGGAAAACATTACCATTATCAACCTAAACTTGGCGAAAGACGAATAGTATTAGTTGCAACATACATTTAATGAAAATCATAGGGAGATACAATCATTAAGACTCGCACATTGAGTTTTGAGCCTTACAGATACTCTGAACATAACATGGCTCTGGTGATGGGACAGATCTAAGACAATCTTAAAACTGTCCCACTTCTTGTACAATCCACTCAATTCATGTATAATGGCCTCATCATTGATTAACCAGTTTCCAGTGTCCACTTTCATGAACTTTCAGAACATTCCCTTCAATACTCTTCGTGAAGGTCTTGAAAAAACTATCAATAATCTCAAAGATTCTGATAAGAATTGTGAACGCTTTGATATTATTACTTCTCCCACTGGAGTTGGCAAGTCTCACGCACAAGATACGATTGTGCGTGATTTGATTTCCAAACATTTTCCTAATATCAAAATTATTATTCGACTTGCACCTACAAGAGACACTGCAAACGATGGTGTTTTTCATGGAGTTCATGGTAATTGGCGTGGATTAGGATTTGTTTCTCCCAAAGAATTGGAAAAGCAGATTTTGTTCTTAGAGCAAGGTTTGACTAACTTTGGAGATCTGATTTCTATGTCAATGACTCATGGTATTTTTCTAAATGAAAATACTGAGGTTGTTGCCAACTTCCTAAAGAAGTACAAGGAAAATATCTTTATTTTGATTGAGGAAGCACATAAATTCTTCGCTTGTCCTATTCCTGGAGCTAAAAACTCTTCTAAGGTTTATGGTAATGGTGGTAATGCACCTTACTATGCAAAGATGCCTCTTGAAATTCGTAAGTGGATGAAAACTACTCCTTATGTGATTGGTTTTACTGCCACACCTACTGTTGGACAAGATAAAACTTATGGTGATGTAGATGGCATATTAGAACTTGTTTCTGACAATCCCAACAAACCATTTAAGTTTTATTTTGATGTGATTGATTGTTTCCCAGAAAATCTAAAGGATCTGGTTCCTCATCAAGCATGGGTCAAATCTATCATGAGTTATAACTATGAGCATAAAGATCCCCATTGTATTGAAGGACCATTGAAATCTAGTATTAGTCGTTTGTTCAAAACTCAAACCAAATTGGAAAAAATCAAAAATGGATTTGATCCTAACATCACTTCTAAGTTAGTTTGGTTGGGTGTGTTTGGGCGACGTTCTGGTTCTGGTTGGGGTACATCCCCCAACATCGCAATGCAAATGATTTGTAGTTACCTTAAGAGTATTAAAGTTCCCACAAATACTCCTTGTATCATTGAAATGACTGAGCAGGGATGTTTCTCCTATGATCTGAACGGCAATAAAGTTGATAAGTTTAATGAGTTTGATGCTGTTGCTAAACTCAATGATGCCAATGATCCTGCACAATTTTTACTTTCAATCAACAAAGCTACAGCAGGTCTGAACATTCATCGTATTGGTGAAATTTTTGTTGGGCGTGTGCGTGACATCATTTATGATCGTTATGAAACTTCCAATCAAATCTATGGTCGTGGTGTTCGTATCAACACTGGTACTGATATTCTGAGCAAATCCGAATACAAGAACGATCTTCGATCTTATATGATTCAATATCATGAGGAGTATGGTGTTCCTTATGATGTGATTGTCGAGACTATTAAAACTGCAAATGTCTTCAATATTACGATTCCATTGGGAGTCAAATTTATGAAGACAAAGACAAAGTATGCCCGCGACATTTGGGGTGGTGCTGCGGAAGTTTTCCTTGAAAAGTATTGCAATACTATTGAATCTGGTGCAGAATTTCTGGACAATTTTATTCAATCAACTGGTGTAAAAATCTGTTCTTTGTGTGGTTCCCCTTTGTCTAGCAAACTACATCAAAAAGAATATGAATTTAATCAAACGAGTTATTCGGTTCTGAATGAGTTTTTTAACACTTGATTCAGTTCTGAAACCGTCACAGGGGGTCCACACGGACCCCTTTTTGATGTATAATGGCCATATTGAAACGCAATTCATGATTACGCTTCGCCCTCATCAAATCCGTGGTCTCGATGCTATGGAAAATCATAGCAAAGGTCAACTGACCATGCCCACTGGCGCTGGTAAAACTCCTACGATGATTTTTGATTGTAAGCGTTTGTTTCAATCAGAAACTGCCAAGATTGTTGTAGTCTGTGCTCCCCGCATCTTGCTGGCAGGGCAGCTGTCTAGCGAATTTCTTGAGCATATTGATAATGCTGAAGTGATGCACGTTCACTCTGGAGAGACTCATCACTTTAACACTACCAAACCTTCCGAGATTGCTGTCAACGTAGGTATCTGTCTCGCTGATAATCGTCACCTGCTGATCTTTACCACCTACAATTCTTTGCAGCGTCTGCAACAGGCAGATATTCCTGTGGATACAATCTACTTTGATGAGGCACATAACAGCGTCAAGCGCAACTTTTTCCCTGCAACTGAGTATTTCTCTGCTGATGCAAAGCGTTGCTATTTCTTCACAGCCACGCCCAAACATTCTGCTACCATTTCTAAACCAGGCATGAACATGCCTGAAGTGTATGGTCAGGTAATTTGTAATGTTCCTGCACCTCAACTTGTGGAGCAGGGTTATATTCTACCTCCTAAGGTTGTTGTGAAGCAACTGCCGATGGTTAAGGGTAAGCAGGTTATTTTCTCCCGTGACGCTGATAATCTCATCGAAACGATTGATGAGCAAGATGTCAAGAAGATTCTGATTTGTGCTCGCACTACCAAACAGATTGTCGGTCTGGTATCAGAATCTGATTTCTGTCAGCAACTATTGCAGCGTGGTTATTCTTGGATGATGATTACATCCAAGACTGGAGCTGTGATCGACGGTCAGAAGGTCAATCGTGAGCAATTCTTTGAGACTCTCAATGCCTGGGGCAAAGATTCCTCTAAGAAGTTTGTAGTGCTGCACCATTCTATCCTGTCTGAGGGTATCAATGTGTCTGGTCTTGAGGCAGTGCTGTTCATGCGAAACATGGACTACATTGGTATCAGTCAGTCCATTGGCCGTGTGATCCGTTTGGGTGACAAATCCAAGACCTTTGGACTGATTTGTGTGCCTGTGTATGATAGCGTAGGTATCAGCACCTCCCGCAAAGTGCAGGCAGTTGTTGACACTATCTTTCACAAAGGTGAACCTGCTATCTCGGTGACAAAGCGATGATGGCAGAAGCAATTACAATTTTATATTTCTGCCTTCGAGGTGCTTATATCTGCGAACGCAGTTATGATTCACCAAAAATAGTGTATCAGAAAGCAAAATCTGAGGATGGTTGCTACAAGGATGGTATCTTCTATCCTCGATGTAAAGACCTAGATAATCCTGATGTATTATACTACCACAACTTATTCAAAGGAGAAAAATGACTCATCAAGTCAAATCAAATTGGTATTATGTGTTCTGGGGAATTATGGCTGTTGCTGTAGTTGGCGGACAGATTTATGTTGGACTTGGTTATCGTGAGATGGCACAAGCAACTAAATCTACAGCGATTGTAGTATCATGTATCACTGGTAAATAACCATGGGAATGTTCGATTATGTGCGCTCCTCATATGATCTGGGCCCACAGTTCACAGATGTAATCTGTCAGACCAAAGACATGGAAGACTATGGTATTGGCGGCACAATGACTGACTACTGGATCGACCCCAGTGGCCAACTGTGGTATTCGGACTATCGGCACACTCACACCTTGGAGATTGTCGAAAGAGATGATATTCGATACGATTCGGATCGCAAATGGAAAAACTTTGATTGGGTGCCCACAGGGAGGCATGGGTGCCTTCGAGCACATAGAATCACGAAATATGTGGAAATATACCCAGAGCGATGGAGTAAAGGTAGTTGGGAAAATTGGCCTACTTGTCAAATACACTTCAAGGATGGTATACTGGTAGGATATAAGTTTTGAACAATGAAACTACTTAGGTTAAATCATCGCTACGATTTTGGTCACGATTACTATGCCCAATTCTTGACGATCAAGAACTGGTCACTGCTTCAAGTATCAGTCAGTTGGAATGATTGTCCTGGTTGGCCCTACATTCAAGTCACATCAGGATCTAATGGTCTTCTTGGTGTCTTATTCTGGGTATATAAGTTTGGACTAGATATTGATATTCTTTCCCGTACTTGGAGATGGGATCATACAAAAGAACTAGATGAAAACGAGGTAAAAGAAAATGTTCAGCACCCCGATCCATGGAACTGCAAATAAGAGGCTCACACTGAATTGGTGGGAGTATTGGATTGG